GAAAAACTTGATGTTGGTGGAACTACAAAAACTGAACAGTTAAATGTAACTGGTGTTTCTACAATTACAGGTAATACTTTTTTCCAATCTAATGTCCATCTTGGAGATGATGATCAACTTAGACTTGGAGATTCCAATGAATTTAAAGTAATTCATAGATCTGCTGGTGACTCAACTATTACCAGTAGTGGGGCGATTTATGTTGGTAGTAGTGCAAAAGTTAATATTGCCTCTGGATATAATACTAACTTTATGGCGAGATTTACCCCTGGTGGATCTTCAGAACTTTATCATAATTACAATAAGGTATTTGAAACCACTGCTTCTGGTATTGATGTAACTGGTCACACTGAAACTGATACCTTAAGATCTACTGGTATTTCTACATTCACCAAAGATGTAAAACTTACCACAGATAATAGAAAATTAATATTTGGTGATAATGATGATTTAGAGATTTTCCATGATGGATCTAACAACTATATTGTAGCCGTCAATGGATCCTTTAATATCAAATCTCCTGCTTTTAAATATTTACATACCTCACCTTCAACTGGTAGGGTACGACTTTTTCATAGTAACACATCAAAGTTTGAAACCACTGCTTCTGGTATTGATGTAACAGGACATACTGAAACTGATACCTTAAATGTCTCTGGTATAACAACTGTTAATGCACTTCAAGTAGAAACTTTTTCCACATTTAATGGAAATACAAAACACTTTGATGGAAAGTTTGCCAACTTTGGTAATAGCATTGACTTACAAATAGTTCATGATGGTAACAATTCTGTTATTCAAAATGCAACTGGTCAATTCTTTATTGATAACAATTCAAGTGGTGGTGATTTATTCTTAAGAGCTAATGATGATGTTATTATCAGAGTTGATGGTAATGATACTGTTCTTACTGCTCAAACTGGTGGTATTGATGTAACAGGACATACTGAAACTGATACCTTAAATGTCTCTGGTATTTCTACATTTGCTAATACTATTTCTATTGCTGAGACAATTCAACACACAGGAGATACAAATACTTCTATCAGTTTCCCTTCTAATGATTACATTAGACTTACAACATCTGGTTCCTCTAGACTTAATGCTACTCCAAATGGTTACATTCTATTAGGAACAAATAGTGAACCTTCTGGTGGTGATGCTCATGCAAGAAATGCAAGGTTACTCATTCACGGAAGAGTTGGTAATGCTGCTGATAGTGGTCGTATCAATCTACAACGTGGATCATCTGCATCTAATGGTTCTAGCATTGGAAGTCTTACTTTTACTGATAATGGTAATAATGCTTATGCAAGAATTGAAACATTAGCTGATGCTGCACCTGGAACTGATGATTATCCAGGTAGAATTGTTTTTAGCACCACGCCAGACGGATCTGCATCACCAACAGAAAGATTTCGTATAGATTCAAATGGTAATGTAACTATTGGCCCATCATTAACTAATCTTGGCAAACTTCATGTCAGGGCAGCAGATGAATGTAACTTTGTTGTTAGAGAAGAATCAACTTCACTAGTCCTCTCTGCTGAAACAAACAGCGGCAGAGATAATAACCGTCTAATGACATTAGAAGGTAATGGATTGGTATTTAATTCTGGAGGGAGTGAAAAGTTTCGTATAGATTCTGCTGGTAATGTTGGTATTAATGAAGATGTTCCTCTAGCAAAACTTCATATAGCGGGCACTGCAGATGCTCCATGTCTAGTCCTTCCTGATACTATTAATCCAAGATTCTCAGTTGGATTTGGTAATGTAAATGTCCATAATGTTGGTCAGAGATTAGATTTTTATACTGGTGATAGTGGTAGTAATAATTCTAATTTAACATCTGCTCATCGCAAAATGAGTCTCACTGCTCAAGGTCTATTGGGTATTGGAAATACTAATCCACAACATAAACTTAATGTATATAATGGTACTCCAAATGATGCAGGTGGAGTATTAGTTCAGAATGTTAATTATGGTAATGATCAGGATAAACCTTATTTAATTGTAGGAACACAAAACTGGACTGGTGCCACAACCAACTGGAATACTTTTGGATTCCAACATAAAATTAAATCAAATTCTGGAGGATCACCAAGAATTACAGTTGATAGTTTAAATGGGGAATTATTTACTATTGATCATGGTGGTAGGGTTGGTATAAATCAAGCAAGTCCTACCACCAATTTACAATTAGGTGGTGGAACTGTTGATTCCAACAATGTTATAAAATTTGGAAGAAGAGTTTCATCTTCTCAATCTAATCTACCTCTGATTGGTCATCATAGTGATGATGGAACTGCAAGTGGTTTAGCTTTGTGTGCTACGAGTACTTCAGGATCCATACACTTCTTTACAGGAAATGATACAGCTGGATTTGGCAATGGAAGTAATACAGAAAGGATGCGCATTCATCCAGGTGGTGTTGTATCCTTCAATAATGGTATTGAACTTGGCAGTGGTCTTGATGCTACAGCAGCGAATACATTGGATGACTATGAGGAGGGAACATTCACTCCTGTGTATAAAACAACAGGTAATAATCTTGGATCTGTTACCTATGATCAACAAACTGGAAGATATACCAAAATTGGTAGAATTTGTTATTTTACACTTAGATTAAGAACTGACTCTATTTCTGATGTGGGAACTGGATCTGTAAGAATAGATGGTCTTCCATTTGTTGCTGTTAATGCAGGAGCACACAGAGCAGTAACAAATATTTTCTCTGCTAATTGGACTTCTACTAATGCTCCAACACAAGGGTTGATGGTACAAAATGTTAATGAGGTACAATTATATCAAAAAGATTTCAATGAAGATTCTACTTCTTTAGCATCATCAAGGTTTTCAACTGGTTCTAATTCAAATGATGTTAGAATGACTGGATGGTATGAAGTAAATTAATAATAAATAATACAGAACTTCTTGTACCTATGATTAACGAAGGGTCACTACGTGATTGGTTTGGTAAGTCCAAATCAAAGGATGGTAAACCTGGTTGGGTTCAATCAGATGGATCCCCCTGCGCTAATGAACCTGGTGAAACAAAAACTCCAAAGTGCTACTCCTCTGCAAAGAGAGCAAGCATGTCTAAGAAAGAACTTCGTTCAGCAGATGCAAGAAAGTCCAGACAAGATCCCAATCAACAGCAAAAGACTGGTGCTGCTAAACCAACTTATGTTTCAACTGATAAACCAAAGAAGAAAATGAAAGAAGAAATGGAAGTCAACGAAGCAAAGGACAAACCTGGTAAGGGTAGTGGTACTAAAGATGCTTGCTATCATAAGGTAAAGTCAAGATATAGTGTTTGGCCATCTGCTTATGCATCTGGTGCTCTTGTAAAATGTAGAAGAGTAGGTGCTGCTAATTGGGGCAACTCAACTAAGAAAGAAGAGTATATGGCTCTTCCAGAATTCTCTGATATGCAGATTAGAGCAATGAGATCTGCTGGTATTGAAGTTGAGGTAATTGATGAGAAGTGTTGGAAGGGATATGAGAAAAAAGGTATGAAAACCATGTTTGGAAAGAGATATCCAAACTGTGTTAAAAAAGAAGAAGCAGAGGTTACACAGGAAGGCAAGGCAGATGGTGATCCTTGCTGGGATACTCATAAGCAAGTGGGTATGAAGAAGAAAGGTGGTAAGATGGTTCCCAACTGTGTGCCCAAAAATGAGGAAGTTGAACTAACTTATGAATCTGTTACTCTTGAAGAGTCAATTAGAATTCCTGCAGAGAGTGGGAATATCTATGATGTGATGTTTAATTGGAGAGGAAAGTTTAAATATATGAAAGTGTTCTTCCCAGAGATCAAGAGACCATCTAGAGATGAAGTTGAGGTAGCAATCAACAAAATTTATCCAGGTGCAAAGGTTTCAAGATATGATGTTTCCACTGTTGGTCAGGGTGATTCATACCTGAATGTGGGAAAGTCTGATGTCTATGCAGAGTTTGATGAGGGTGCTGCATGGACAAAGAAATCTGGTAAAAATCCCTCTGGTGGTTTGAATGAAAAGGGCAGAAAGTCCTATGAAAGAGAGAATCCTGGTTCTGATCTTAAAGCACCTTCTAAAAAAGTAGGTAATAAAAGAAGAGCATCATTCTGTGCAAGAATGAAGGGTATGAAAAAGAAACTAACTAGTAAGAAGACTGCTTCTGATCCAGATAGCAGAATCAATAAGTCCCTAAGAGCCTGGAACTGCTGATAGCATATGAGTGAAGTTTATCTTGGTAATCCTAATCTAAAAAAAGCAAATACTCCAATTGAGTTCACACAAGAACAGATTGAGGAGTATATCAAATGTAAGAATGATCCTGTATATTTTGCTAGAAATTATGTAAAGATTGTTACTCTTGATCATGGTCTTCAACCATTTAAGACATATGACTTTCAAGAGGAATTAATTAATAATTTTCACAATCACAGATTCAACATCTGCAAAATGCCTAGACAGACAGGTAAGTCTACTACCTGTGTGTCTTATCTGCTTCACTACGCTGTATTCAATGATAGTGTAAATATAGGCATTCTTGCTAACAAAGCATCAACTGCTAGGGAACTGTTAAGTAGATTACAAATTGCTTATGAAAACTTGCCAAGATGGATGCAACAGGGTATCCTATCTTGGAACAAGGGTTCTTTGGAGTTAGAAAATGGCAGTAAGATATTGGCAGCTTCTACATCTGCAAGTGCTGTCAGAGGCATGTCGTTCAATATCCTCTTCCTGGATGAGTTCGCGTTCGTTCCAAATCACATCGCTGATGCCTTCTTTGCATCTGTTTATCCTACTATTACTTCTGGTAAAAGCACAAAAGTCATCATGATTTCTACGCCTCATGGCATGAATCATTTTTACAGATACTGGCATGATGCAACCAGAGGTCAAAATGAATATGTTGCAACAGAGGTTCATTGGTCACAAGTACCAGGTAGAGATTCTGAATGGAAGAGACAAACCATTGCTAACACCTCTGAACAGCAATTTAAGATTGAGTTTGAGTGTGAGTTCCTGGGTTCTGTTGATACTCTAATTGCACCCAGTAAATTGAAAACTCTCATCTATGAGCATCCACTGCAACATAATGCAGGACTAGACATATATGAACCTGTGAGAAAAGGTCATGACTATACCATTACAGTTGATGTAGCAAGAGGAGTTGGTAATGACTACTCAGCATTTGTTGTTGTAGATATAACAAAGTTTCCACATAGAGTTGTAGCCAAATATAGAAATAATGAAATCAAACCAATGCTATTTCCTAGTGTAATCTATGAAGTAGCAAAGAATTATAATGAAGCATTTATATTATGTGAAGTAAATGATGTTGGAGATCAAGTAGCAGCAATTCTTCAATATGATTTAGAATATCAAAATATTCTTATGTGTTCTATGAGAGGAAGAGCAGGTCAAATAGTTGGACAAGGTTTCTCTGGTAAGAAGACTCAACTTGGAGTCAAGATGTCCAAAACAGTGAAGAAGGTTGGGGCACTCAATTTAAAGACAATGATTGAGGAGGACAAACTTACATTCTGTGATGGTGATATCATTTCAGAACTTACAACATTTATCTCAAAGCATAATTCATTTGAAGCAGAAGAAGGTTGCAATGATGACCTTGCAATGTGTCTAGTCATCTATGCTTGGTTAGTTGCACAAGATTACTTTAAAGAACTGACTGATCAAGATGTAAGAAAAAGATTATATGAAGAACAGAGAAATCAGATTGAACAGGACATGGCTCCATTTGGTTTCATGGATGATGGATTAGGTGAAACATCATTTGTTGATAATGATGGAGATAGATGGCATACAGATGAATATGGAGATAGGTCATTCATGTGGGATTATAGATAATGGATCTTGATGGACAGTTTGAACTCAATCATTTCTTCTTGCATGACAGAAAATGCAATAAGTGTGGTGAGATAAAAAACCTTGTTGATGGATTTTATAGAACAAGAAAATCTAGAGGTTCAGTTCCATCATCATATTCCTATGAGTGCAAAGAATGCACTATAAAAAGAACCATGAAGAGAAGAAAGAGTAGTAATTTTGAGTTTAATTACCCAGATTGGTAGTTTTCACCCATGTTTCCCCACTGAAAAAGTTCTTAGTAATAAATATTTTTAGTTAAACTCTGAGACTTAAAGGAGAGAAAAAAACATGGCTGCTCCTCAATTATCTCCTGGCGTAGTCGTTAGAGAGGTAGATTTAACAGTTGGTGGTATTGACCAGGTGGTTGATAACGTTGGAGCTATTGCTGCTCCTTTTGCTCTGGGTCCTGTTAATGAAGCTACTCTGATTACTACTGAGCAGGAATTAATCGATACTTTTGGTACTCCAATTTCAACTGATAGACAGTATGAGCACTGGTTGTCTGCAACTGAATATCTAACCTATGGTGGTGTTCTTCAGGTTGTTAGAGTCAGTGGTTCCAACCTGGTCAATGCTAATGCTGGTGTTGGTGTTGCTGCTACATCATCCCTTCTGATTGAGAACAAGGATGACTATGAACTGAACCATACAACTGACCAATCATTTACCTATGCTGCTAGAAACCCTGGCAGATGGGCAAATAACTTAAAGGTCTGCACAATTGATGCACAGGCTGACCAAACCATTGGTATTGCTGCTACAAATCCAGCTGGTATTGGTGTAACAGTTGGTTATGGTGTTACAGTTGCACTGACTAACTTGGTTCTTCCAGGTGCTGGTACAACTTCACTGTTCAATGGATATCTGAAGGGTATTGTAACAGGCATCTTTACTGATGCTGTAAATGAGAATAGTTCTTTTGATGTAAAGATCACATCAAGAGTTTCTGCTGCTGCAACAGAACTCAATACAACCCTTGTTTCAGCTCTGAGTCCTGCTGATGGTTCAGCAGTTGGTCTTGGTACAACAGTTGTTGGTTTCACTACATTCTTTGTAGATGCAACAACTGGTGTTAATACCAATGATACTGTACTGATCACAAACAATGGAGAATTCTCACTTGCTTCTGTAGGTGCAACTTCAATTGTTCTTTCAACTGGTATTGCTGCAACTGTTACACCAGGTACTGCTGTAACATTTAGAAGAGTTGTTTCAACTGGTGGTACAGAAACCTCAATTGAGTATCTTGAAAACTTTAGAGGTGGTTGCATTAAAGCAAATGATGTAATTACATTCTCTAATTCTGTTGATGGAAATGGTAATCCTGTTCCTGCTGCTACAGTAACTGCTAATACAGCACTTGACTGGTATGAGCAGCAAACACTTCAACTTTCAGGAAGCACATTATTCTGGAAAAATGTTGCTCCAAGACCTAAGACAAGTAAGTTTGCTTCTGATAGAAGCTCCAAGAATGATACAATTCACGTAGTTGTAGTTGATGATCAAGGTGATGTAACTGGTATTCCAGGTAACATCCTTGAGCAGCATCTAAACCTTTCTAAGGCAACAGATACAATTGGTGATGGTACATTCCCAACCAGAACTTACTATAAGGATTACATCCTTGAAAATTCCAACTATATCTTTGTTGGTGGTCGCAATCCTTCTGCAAGTGCTGATGGATACTTTGGTACTAGACCAAGTGCTTCTGGATTCTCAACTGAATTCACTGCAAATACAATTGGTGCTGGTCTCTGGGGTGTTGAGACAAGAGGTGTTAACTTCTCTGGTTTAGGAAATAATTCTTACTCACTCACAGGTGGTGAGGATTATGGTGCCAATGGTGGTATGGAAGCTGGTCTTGGTGATATCAAGGTTGGTTATGAACTCTTCAAAGATGAAGAGGGTCTTGAAGTTGATTACCTGATCATGGGTGCTGGTGGTCTTACTAAGGAAGAATCACAAGCAAAAGCAAATCTCTTGATTGCTATTGCTGAGGAAAGAAAAGACTGTATTGCAGTTATTTCTCCACATAGAGGAGATGTTGTTAATATCTCCAACTCAACCACACAAACAAACAATGTGCTTGAGTTCTATGCTCCAATCACATCTTCATCTTATGCAATCTTTGATAGTGGTTATAAGTACATCTTTGATAGATTTAACAATCAATTTGTTTATGTACCATGTAATGCTGACATTGCTGGTATTTGTGTTAGAACTGAACTCAACATTGCTCCATGGGTATCACCTGCTGGACAAATCAAGGGTAGTCTGAATAATGCCATCAAACTGGCATACAATCCAACCAAGGCACAGAGAGATCTGCTGTATGGTAACAGAATCAACCCTGTCATCAATCAAAGAGGTGTTGGTATTATTCTGTTTGGTGATAAGACTGGTCTTTCTTACTCATCTGCATTTGATAGAATCAATGTAAGAAAACTGTTCCTGAATATTGAGCAATCAATTGAAGGAACTGCTAATGATCAACTCTTTGAATTCAATGATGATGACACAAGAGACAATTTTGTTGAGACTGTTGAACCATTCCTTCGTGACATTCAGGCAGATGGTGGCATTGTTGCTTTCCAGGTTATCTGTGATGATTCAAATAACACTCCTGAAGTTATTGAAAACAATCAGTTTGTTGCTGACATCTTTGTTCAACCTGCC